CTCCTGAGTTGATTTATAAATTTTAACAGAGACTGAAGCTCCATTTGTGTTTTGAATTGTAAATGTTCCAAGATTTAAAAAAGCACTTAATACCGGTTGAGATCCGTCCTGAGTTATGAATGTTAAATTTCCATAAGAAGCAGGATATATTATATATGTGTATTTTGTCTTGTCGTTATTAGCTGCTCCACACACTGCTGTCCAAGCTCTATCAGTATCTAATTGAGATACAACAACATCATTGTTTATTACAGATTGAGCGTCTGCATCATTCGCTATTTCAATTGTGCTTGCTGCTAGATAGTTTCTAAATTGGAATGATACGCTTGTTGACGTGCCACTTATAGCAGCAAATGTATCTGGTCTTCTTGCATTTATTATAAATGAAACACTACCTGCTGTACTTCTTGTAATTGTGTAGGTTGCTCCAATACTCAGTGTATTTGAGCCTGCTAGGACATTGTCTCCAAAGTAATAATCAAAAGTTCCTATATCTGCACCCGATGATGTAAAACTCGAACTCACTGCATATAAGCCTCCTGGATTATCTACACTTGCATTAAATGATACAGCATCTATTGTAAATGATGCACCAACATCCCTTGCAGCTGTTGATACACCAGATCCTCCACTTCTTAAACCTAAACCTGATAAACCCGGTGCAATGTATGTAACTAGCATTTGTGTTAGAATAGCTTCTATTGATGTACCTATAGGAAAATTAGTACCAGATGGAACTCCTCCTACAGTTATATTTGTGTTTATTGTATTGGCAATGTTCGAACCAATTGGAAATACCGAGCCAGTACCATCATACACAATCGTACCATCCGTATGGAGGAGTCTTGGATAGGTTTCTTCAATATTTAACCCGGTTAAATCTGGTAATGCCATACTCTATAACTAGTTGAATATAATGAAAAGTTTAGTAAAAACCAACTATTTCTGCAGTGTATTTAGTATTCCCTCTACGATCTGCTTTGTGTGGGTAGGTTTAATATCTTTTACTCTCATATATGTAGCTATGATATTATTAACTCTATCCTTTTTAATTGTTATATTGTTTAGGTTAATATTTTCTCTAACGAGCAGTTTAATTAGTTTTATTACGTGCTCTCTAATTGGAGTTTCAACCTCTTGCTTCTTTTCTGGTTCTGGCTTGGCTTGTTTTACCTCAGTTACTTGTACTTTTGGTGCACTTTCAAGTATAACTTGTGCATCTTGTGATTTTATTTCTACTGTTACCTTTTTGGATGTTTCAACAGAGAACTCAGACTTCCACGGAATAAAGTAGGTATCTTCTGCTATAACCTCTAATTTAATCTCTCCTTTTACGTTTTCTGGTAAAACACCTTTTAACTTCTTAATCGGTATTTTGCAGTTTCCACTTTCATCAATATCACCTTTAAATAGTAGTGATAAATCAGTCGATTCAATTATCAGCCTAGCTTGTGAGTTTGACAGAGAAGCACCTTCAATAGTTACTTTACATTCAAACAACTCTGTTTTATCCGTGTATATTTTGTACATAGTCTTTATTATAGTTATATGCGAACTTTAACATCAATTCCTAATACCTCTTTAATTACCATCTCAACATCCTCTGTGGTTATCTTCACATCCTTCACTTCTTTGGTTTCCTTAGTTTCATCATAACCTTTGACTTTACACCAAATTGTTATGAATCTCTTTTTCTTTTTCTCATCTTTGAAAACCTGGTCAAGGTGGCCACCAGCAGCAAGCTCTTTAAGTAATGCTACGTCATCCCACGTGAATGGATTTTTACTTTGATTAGGAAATGGGTTTGTTTCCCAAGCAAAGTTTGCGTTATTCCATTTAAAGGGTACTCTAACTAATGCCATTAAAGAACTTTTTAATTATAAATATGGTCTCTATGGCCTAAACTTGCCTATAGCTAAGACTACATCGGATTGGGATAATGTCGTTCCTAACACACCTACATCGATTGTTAATACGCATGAGTTTGTGCCATTATCAACAAAGGTCAATAATGCCGCTCTTGGTATTGGATTACCATTAAGTAAAAATACAAAATCGTCGATAGTAACTGTATTGTCTAAGAAGTCTGCGGCAAAGGTTGCTGTGTTTGTTGTTAGCTTTGTTGCACGCTTTTGAATCGATTCTACTCCTTGTGTTTCTATTTCAGTTGAAGATTCCATTAGATCTAATTCACCAATACCCTCAGCTTCCGTTTTAATTTGAATCTGACGCTGTGAGAATGTTTTCGGACTAAGACGTTCACTGAGTTGTTTAACAAGTGCATCAGACACTATATAACCATAGATTGTTAAATCAAATGATGTACGGACAACCCTTTCATCATCTTGTAATAAGTCGGTTGTATTTGTATAGCTATCTATCTTAGTTCTGAATTTATATCTTTCTGGATCACCCCAATACGCACCTTCACTATATAATACACTTTCTACAATCTTATTCATTTCCTCTACGTAGTTTGTCCAAATAACTACATTATAGGTTATATCTACATAATCTGGAATGATTATATTGTAATATTCTTTTATTGGCTTTGCTGCAGTTAGTACACTAAATGCATCATACTTATTTTTCTGGCTGTATGTATTTTCAACGGTGTAGTATAGTTGTGGATAGTTTCCATCGATTTTATTTCCTAACCCTCTATTGCGCGTTACACTACTTCTCTGATAAGCTATTAGTGGTGTTAATATCTTTCCAACCTTATCACGAAAGTAACCATCTCTTTGATAATTCTTCCATCTTTCTGGAGATCCATACACTACTGGAATTTTTACTATATTACCAGCTTCTACAACTTGTGGCTTAATCACATTGTCAAAATAGTATTGTATTGCATTGTCTATATCGTGAAAACCAACACCGAAATCTTTAACGGTATCATCGTCCCTACGTACATCATTTGCACGATTGTAGGTTTTGTTACGAGAGTCTTGATCCTTAGATCCAAGTGGTTTTCTTGTGTACATTACAATCTACTTTTTATGATTTGCAATCTATTTACTCTTGCTAGGTGTGCTGTGCATATTATTGATAAGCTGTTACCGAACTCATTGCCTGGTGTTTTGGGGTAGTTAACATCTTTACCAACAAAAAACTCATTTTCGTTAGTGTTTGTAATTTCATAAAAGTTACCCCTATCCTCAACAATATCCCCCACCTCCGGTACTAAATTAATTTCTACAAGTTTTTTTCTAAGAAATCTAAATGTATTAGATTGCGTTCTATCTGAACCAAACTGCTCGGCTGATACTCCTGTTTGATCTCCTCTTTCGATCAAGCAAGTTAGGCGGACTGGTGCGTAATAGCTTTTATTTGTTCCTTCTCCATATACATTTGTTTTTGTATCCGGTAGATATAGCTGATAGTAATCTACCTCCTGCTCAATTATATTATTAAGCAGTTCCTCATTTATTTTGTGAATAAACGATATATCTCGGGCTTTACCAAATATTGCCATTACTTAATGTATATGTAGAGTGGTACGTTTTTCAATTTCTTTTGTAATGCTTCATCTATAACCGATTCACTTTCTGCTTGTCCTTTTCTTGTTAAGGCATCGAGCATTGTCTGTAGTTCTGTTATCAAATCCTTTTTATCTTCTCGTCCTTGATTGATTAGATCGGTTCCATTTAAAGTAACTTCTGCACCTGGAATTGGTACACTTGAATATTTACCTCTAATTAAACCCTGCATCTCCTTGGTTATAGCCAGTGCATATTTGTATATCCACTGCTTTCCAATGTCATTAATCTTTAAGTATTGCATACGATTATATGGTATGTTACTTAAATCACTAACTAAGTTGGTATCTGTTATTTTAAGTGGATTATCTCTATCGGCTGTTAGGATATACTCAAACCACAACTTAATTGGCATGGTTGGGATTGGGAATACTCTAAGCTTATTATTGCGTAGTTCAAAACTATATGAGGACTTTCTAATTTGGTCATTCATTTCAATAGCTTGCATACGAAGCAAGTCTGCATATAAAGGCATTACTAAGAAACTAACCGCTGGTGAGTAAGATCCCCATCCAAAGGAATCTAACAATTGCTGAGTACCAGCTCCTGTTCCTACATATGGATCAAAGTATCTTACAACTGCCGGAGCAAAGTCGTGATATACCTTTTTAATCTCAATACTTGCGCTAGCTTCATATGGATCAGCCCACAAAGCATCTAAGTTATATTGAGTCTGTCCTGGCACTAAATCTACATATCCTCGCTTCCAATCAACTGTACCACCAGAGCCTGCTTCTGTACCGTATTGCTTTGATATTTGAATTGTACGACCTAAATTTGGAGTTATAATCCTTCCTGTTAGGTTTTCTTGATTAGACGCACCAAGTAGTGTAAACATGTAGTCTTTAGCATTGTACATATTCACTTGAGTACTAAACTCTGCGATGGCTTCTTCTAAAGCTGCGTAGAAGTGGATATCTTGTAGTTCCACTTCCATTATTGGATACCCTAATCGAGTTGCACACCACTTAGCTACTTTGTCAGCATCTGCTTGGAATTGTACATCATAATCATAATATCCAAACGGAGTTAGTCCTGGTGAGAAGGAACTTGATCCGGGCCATATAGCTACATTCATATTGTGTGTGTTTATTTTTTATTTTTTAGTAAGGACTCATTTACTGGGTATACTACATCTTTTGGATTATTTGGTTTAAACTCAGGTTTTCGCATTACTGTTGCAGCTACTAATCTTTTACTTGGGATGAGATTCAATTTATTTGATTTGGGATTTATAGCAATGTAAAATGGTACATTTATATTTGTTGATAAATCTCTCAAAATACCTTGTGCATCTATACTTAGATCCTTGAACTGAGTACCATATTTACTATATATTTTATCAAATAATGCTTGCAACTCCGGAGGTGTAATTGGCTTTTTGTTGCGCAAAAGATTAACTTGATCAGCGAAGTGTTTTGAAAAGTGAATATCTAATGGAATATCACTATATTTCTTATCCAAGTTAATGTCTAAAGTCTGTATATGTTGTGGGGTAACAAACTCCTTCAACAAATCTCCAGCCATTTCTATCTTACGTGCTTCAATCTTTTTATTAGCTAACTTTTCAAGATAACCCGTATTTCTAAGGTGTTTAAATGCAAGATTCTCTATTGAATATTCACCATCTTTATCTAATCCACTTTGTCTAAGTTGATTAATTTTATCTTTGAGTTTATCTAGCTTAGCTACGCTGCCCGATTTAGTTGGATCTACTTTCTCGATGCTGGCTGCAATTGGTTCTGCTTTTGATTTTATTTCTTTGTCGGATATCTCAATCTTTTCTTTTGATGGCTTTTTAACCCATTTATCATCTTGAATGGAGTATATTCCCATTATATGTGGCCGCTCATCATTTTTATCTTCTACATAAACTTCTACTGGGTTAGATCCATATTTTAGATCGTACTTATCTCCAAATAAATCCTTAGCTGCGTTGAAATAGTTTCTTGCCATTTCAGCATCTTTAAACTTACTAAAATCAACTACAAGGTGGATGTCTATATCGCTTGTTGGTGTCCAGTTGTAATTTGCTGAACTTCCTGTTAGTATTATATCCTCAATGGGTGCTTTGATATCTAGTTCCTTATAAAACCGCTCAGCAACCTTTAATAATACATCTCTAAGTTTTTTCTTAATAGAATCCCCATCGAATACCTTTGGATTAAGTTCGTTTTTATTTCGGTATTCTACTAAATCACGTAGTTTGATCATCAATCAAAATGTTTCTTATAAATAGTTTTAGTTTGGGGAAATAAATAAACTAAAAGCATTTATGGTATTACTTTCTGGAAGTATGTAGTATGAATATCGTAAATGTATGTATTCTCAGTTATATCATTATAAACTCTGATTTGCTTTACCGGACTTGCTTTGAGCTTATCCATGTCTTCAGTTTCAAAGTTTATAATAGCTAGAATTCTACAGCTTAATCTCTGTTCAGACACTCTCGATATTGTGTCATTTCTATCTGTAATAAGAGTTAGTCTAGTTGCATCTGAGCAATATCCATCCACAGGAGGGCCTTTCTTTAAATCTATAGGCTTTGGCATTCTATCCTTGTAATAAACCTTTATAGTGCGAACATACTGGTATTCCTTAGCCATATCAATATTCTCTACAATGGGTTGGATAATTGTTGTATCCCTAGTAGTATCCCTTAAAATAAGTGGGTTTGGTTGAGGAACGTCTAATCGACTTTGGCCTTCAACGTTTTTTAAATTGTAATCATTAACAAATAGCAATGCTATTGTTAGCAGTGTTGTTGCGATTGTGCGGTACATTGTTTTGTGTATAAAAGGTTAAGGAACCCTACAACAACATAACTAATCTCGGAAATCAGAATACACTTTTAGGATAGGTTCAACTATTTCGTGTCTGTGGTTTGTCTTTAGAGTAAGTACTTTAACTCCTTGAACATTCTCCTCCAATCTAGCGAAAAAGCTAATACCACTATCCTTTTTTGTTTTTAAGTCTACTTGAGTTATATCACCACAGAATACCATCTTACCACCTTTACCAAGTCTTCCGATAATCATTTCTGTTTGACCGTGTGTTATATTTTGACACTCATCCACAATTACAAAGGCATTTGGAAATGTTCTACCTCTCATAAATGCAAATGGAACTATCTCAATTTCACCTTCAGCTACCATCTTTTCAACTTTCTCTTTTTCATAAAGCATTTGAAGATTGGCGTATATTGGAGCTAACCACGGATCCATTTTTTCTTTCATGTCTCCTGGTAAAAATCCAATCTCTTCACGTGATACAGTTGGTCTTGTGATTATAATTCTTTCAACCTCTCTTTTAAAGAACATATCCAAAGCTACACTACAGGCAGCTAAGGTTTTACCCGAACCGGCCATTCCCTTTAGTAGTACAACTGGATTTTCATATATTACTGCCTTTGCATTTTTTTGCTCCTCGTTTAAGTCAATCTTAAACTTTATTGGATTCTTAGGCTTTCTCTTTTCCAGATTACTTACTTTTTGATCCTGATTCATAAGAACGCTTATTTAATAATAAATAGTTTGATAGCCTGGCTTAAGGCTAAAAAAGCCGGGTTATTTACCGGCTTTCTTTTCTTTGTCCTTCAAAGCTTTTTTCATCGGTTCTTTTTTATCATCGTCTTTATCCATATCAAGGAAATCAGGCTTCGCTTTCTTTTTTGCTTTTTTGGCTTCAGTAAGTATAGATTGTATCTCTTGTCTTATGATTTGTTTAAGTTCTGATAGTTTCATATTATCTTGTTTTTCTTTTAGTCCGAATGGTTCTCCAGCTAATCCGTGAATTGTACTTCTAAATAGCTTTTGAGCTCCTTGTTGTATTGCGTTTACTATGTTTTGTTTGATTTGTGGATTTGTTAATATTACATTTACTTTTCCATTATCTGGGCTATGAAACATCGCTTGTATGCTAATGCTCATTTGATTATTGTCATCTATATGTAAATCAACAGCTGGTAAGTCGTCAAACACATCAGTATCCCCAGTTGTAGCTGAATTTACTTCTAATACTGAGGCAACTTCCTCTCTGATAACCTGGATTAGATCTCTTAGTTTCATTGTGTTGTTTATTATAAATAGTCATATAAAAAAGAAACCCCGCTTTTGGCGGGGCTCTCTAGGTTAATTATTCAGATTACAAAGTATTAAGATCCGCAACGTAAACCTTACCGTAGAATTCAGGACGAGTTACTACTTTCGCGTAACGAGTCATTACACCACGACGTGGAATGAAGTTATTTGGATCGTATACAAGTGGAGTCATCATTAGTGGGATGTATGGAGCGTAAACAGCACCTGTTTCAAGGAACTGAGATCCACGGAAGCCCATCAAGATTGTATTCTCTTGCATGTATGGGTTCTTATAAACTTGGTAGCGGCTTGTGATCGAACCAACTTTCTGCACACCCATTGCAAACTTCATCTTCAATCCATCTGTATCAGCAGCGTATCCTGGGATCGACTCGAGGATTGTAGCTACGTTTGGAGAACATACTAAGAAGTTAGCACCACCACGAAGGGTTTTGGCGTGAATTTGGTTAGATACTTTTTGAAGCTTAGTACCAAGAGTTTGGAACCAAGTACCTTGAATGTAGGCAGTACCAGTATACTCTTGAGTTTGAAGCGTTTGACCAGCTGCATTATACTCACGACCGATTCTAGCTGACCAGTACTCAGTTGTAGCAGCTGCGTTAATAAGCATATCAAGAATCTCAAGGTCAATTTCCATTGACACGTATTCTGAAAGCATGCTTGTTAATTCAGCTTCTGCATCCACTGAGTGGTAAGCGTTAAGATCTTGTGCAAATTCTGGAGTCCAGCTTGCTTTCAACTTACGGGTCTTAGCAGTTACTGGAATTGAACGCATTTGCAATTCAATTTCAGGAATATTGAGGTTAATATCAAGATCCTGAGCACTTGTTGCCGATGCACGCTGAGTTCTGTATTCAAAATCAGAGCGGTTATCGTTTTGTGGTTGGATTGAGTATGATACCGCGGTAGCTACAGTAGCTCCTGACCATACGGCTGTAGATCCAGTAACTACGAACACTAGATCATTACCACTCTTTCTAGTAAAAGCTGGTAAGTATTGTGTGTTTGCTGTTAATGCAGCGTTGTTTGATCCTGAGAGTGGGATGAAGCTTCTTACTGCGTACGGATCTGCGTTGGTATTCAACGTAAAGAAGTTTGAGAAGGTCAACGTTTTCCAGTTGTTAGTCAATGCGTGACCACCAACAATTGAAGCGGTATAACCCCCATCAAAGTTAACATCAGATAAAGCAGCTGCACCAGTTGCAATTAGGCCTGATCCAGTACCGACATAATTCACAGAGAATCCAAAGCGACCAGCACCATAAAGACCATCTGTAGCGTCAGTTGATGCAGTTGTGATACCTTGTAGTGTACCAACTTGATCTTTTGATCCTGGAGAGAATCCAAATGGCTGCTTATCGGTACCGTATTTGAAGTCAAGATAGAACACAAGGCCTGAAGGCAAGTTCATCGGCTGTACAGAAACGAATTCTTTAGCTGCAATTTCAGCAAAGATACGACGTACAAGCGGAAGAGCTACACCATGCCATTGTTCAAAGCCTGCTCCGGCTGATCCCATCCCAGATGATTCGGCTGAACCTTCCTTAATTAATTGTTTTGCTTGGTTTTCAAGAAGGACAGCTACGGTTGATTTCTCATTACCGCCTCTAAGACCTTCCAATAAACCTGTCTTTGTCCACTTATTGATTAGTGGTTTCACTTCGGCCGCACGAGAGTAGTCGTTTGTGCCTTCGAAAAGATTTAGTTTTTCCATATCGGGTTTTAATTGTTTTTAGTTGTTTTTTTATTCTTCGTTTGAAAGTCCTGCTAATTTTTGGAATCTATTTACAATTGTATTTGACTCCGTTAAGATTTGTGTCTTCTTCACAGGGGTAGAAGCAAATCCTTCCATAACCTTTGTTTTCTTAGTTGTTGCTCTGATTGCGAATGATTCAGATAGAGTTGTGTAGATGATTTTGGTTTCACGTACAGTTGCTGCTCTGTCGAATGTTTCTACTACGCGTACTTTATCACCTTCAGATAAGTTGTGCTTTTTGAAGAGTTTATTTACGTAAAGTAGTTTTGCATTTAAGAGATTCACTTCGTTGATTTTTTCACGGAGATGTTCGATTACTGAGTAGGCTTCTTCGAGTTCTTCTGTGGCTGCAACGGATTCTTCTCTATTTCCGTAACCGGCCATGCCTTCAAAGGTGTCTAGTATGTTTTCAGCCCATTTAGAGCCCTTCTTCGCTTTTGCCTCAAGCCATTTTTTAACAGCTAACACAGTGCCTGTGGCTGTTATAGTTCCACCAATCACACCCATTATTATTTTCCAGCTTAATACTGCTGCACCTGCTGTGGCGGCTAATTCACTTACCGCATCTACCGGTTCCTTCATTAATGGATCTTGATCATCGGAAGGAACCTCCATATCACCATCTTCATCATCCTCACGCAAAGCTGCGATTACTTCATCGAGGTTGATTTCTTCATCGAGGTCTTCTTCAAGTACTGGATGTGGATCTTCTTGTGGTTCTGGTAGCTCTTCTTCTTCGTCGTCAGCTTCGGCTAATTCCTCTTCTTCGAGTTGACGGATAATTTCTTCTAGATCAGCATCAACGCCTTCTTCGAATTCATCATCGCCATATCCTGTGTCTTCATCGTCGTCATCAGGGAATTCATCTTTGTCATCATCACCTTGATACTCGGGCCCAATATCAAAAGTCTCTTCGTCATCGTCATCGTCGTCAAATTCAGGATCATACTCATTAAGGCCGGCAAGCTCTTTCATACGTTCTGCCATATCGCCTTCTTTGTTCATCATCTCATTCTCAGGTTTCATCTCATCTTCCATGTAAGTTCCCTCTTTTGTGTTGTCATCTTCGGGATCCTTATCCATTTCCATTTTGATTTTCTCAGAGAACACTCTTTGCATTTGAGGTGCAAATGCTTCCTCTAATGCTAGTTTTGCATTCGCAAGAGCTGTTTCACGCACAGCTTTAGCGTCTGCGATTGCATCTTTTAACAATTTGTTCATCTTGTAAATTAGATTTTTTTTTGTTACGTCCTACAGCTATTCAAGAGCTATAATAATGAAAATAATAATATAGGACGCTATATAAAGTAGAATAGCGTATTCTTTAATATATATCTATAAAAAAAGAAAACCCACCGTAGTAGTGGGTTTTTTTTAATAAAAACCTAAAAAATTACTGATTATTTTTAATGTCGTCAAAATTTACCACAACCTGCACGTTATCTGGTAGTACATTAACAATTAATCCGCGTTTTGTAACTTTGATAACCTGTCCTTCGGAACCTAAGAATTGTGTGTTTGGATTGTATCTTTTTACTGCACTGAAGTCAAATTCAATAGTTGGTACGTCTTTTTGTGGGGCTGCTTTGGCACCACCTTCTTCCTCATCTCCTTCCTCTCCACCTTCAGCACCTGCTTCTTCGCCTCCCTCTTCTCCACCTGCTGCTGCATCATCTCCGCCTGCTGCGAATGGATTTTCTCCACCACCTTCTTCTTCTCCACCAGCATCATCAGCAGGTGCATCATCTTTTGGTGCTTCCTCTTCTTCTGCTTCTCGTAAAGCTTTTACTACGTAGGATCTAATTAGATCGCGGAGTTCGTTTATGGAGTTCTTTTTCATTGATGTTCTATTTTCCTGTTTCGTCAGGTTTTTGTTGATTTGCTTGCTGTTGTGCTTTTTTAAGGAGTGGTAATTTTTTTTGCAAAGCCTTTATTTGTGCATCTGTTTTTTCAACTCGCGCTTGCATCTCTTCCTTCTCAGCATCTATTTCAGCTTGATCCTTTTCTTGGAGTTGATTTTTTTGGTTCAATGCCTCCCTAACTGCTACTTTAAACTGTAGATAGTCAAGTTCTGTGTAGTCTATATCTTTATTAGCTTCCATGGTTATAGTCTTTATTCGCTATCGACAAGATTCTCATCAGGACCTTTTATCTCATAATATCTAGATAGTGTGTGACCAATATCCTCATACAAAGCCTCTAAGCGCTGTTGCATTTTTGACATTTCGTGTATTGTCTCTACGAAGTTCTTTCTTTTAGTGTTAAGCTGTTTTATTTCTCGCTTAATAGTTACTTCATCAAACCAATCCTGAGCTTCTTCTAATGTGATTGTTTCTGCTTTTTCGCACAAGCTATTAATACTCTCAGCTACTTTACGCAAGTCTTCGGTACGATAAATTACAGAGCCATACTCATTAAAACGCTCTACTTCTTGTAGAAATGATTTTTTTTCTTCTAAGCTTGTCTTAGGATTAAGGCTTTCGATTATGTTTTTTAGTTTCAGTTTCATATTACATTACAGATAAAATGTCAGATATAAGTGTGTTTATTTTGTAGTATGGATCTTTTTTTGATGTGTTTACTCCTTCATTAAGTGGAGATACAAAAGCACCTTGTGTAGATGGATTACTTACTAAGTCCCAGCAAACAATTTCAAAGTCGTCTTGAACTTCCACTCTACCTTCACCAATTTGCTTTACAGACCCCATACCACGTGAACTAATCCCAAGTCTAATTCCAGCTTTGAGTAATTCCTTTGCTATGTTGCCAGCTGGGGTTGGTAGTATTTCTAGTTTGCCAAGTAGGTCATTACCACTCCACCAAAGATCTAATATATTGTGTGATACATTTTGTAGGTTTACAACCGAGGAATCTGGGTGGTCTAGTTCTCCTAATGCACGTCTTTCACTGATAAAGGCTTGTTTATACTTTTCAGATTCACGACGAAGTATATCGAGTGGATAAAGTCTACCATTTTGGTTGATAGCTTTATCTTGTGGTGTAGAGCCTCTTTGTAGGATACCTTGTACGATAAGGCGGCCGTCGTTTGCAGATAGTGATTCGTTTATCTGCTGTGGTGTTATCTCTAGTGCACCAATATAGTCGATTATAAGTTTCTTATTTTCCATATAGCATTTTTCCAATTTCGTCAACCATTTCAGCTATCTTTGTGTATGCTAAGGTTGTTTTTTTCCAGTGCTTGTTATCGGAAACATTTGCTTCTTGTTTAAGCTTCATCGCATGCCTTACCGCTCTACGAGCTTCACGTAACATTTTATATACTTCAAGGATTTTAGTATTTACTTTATATACACTAGTTCTAGTTGGATCTTTTTTGTAATCTAAATAGTTAGCTTCGTGTATTTTAACAAAATTCCTTTTTTTCTTTGGTGGTTTGACAATGTATGTTTTATCAGCTCCAGTAGCTTTTGGACTTCCTGGATCGGTTGGATCGCCAGTAAAAGCAGCCGGTGTGTGAAATGCACCAGCACCATCGCTAGTACTACCTTCTTTCATACGGCGCTTAACCTTCTTTATGTACTTTTTTACCTCAGAAATTCTATCTTGTGACAGCATTTGTTATTTCTCTTAGTAGTTCGTGATAAAGTAAAAGAGATAGTACATTATCTTCTTTCACTACTCGCACTTTATTGAATCGCTCTAACAAATTAATTGTTTCTTGTATTTTTATTTTTACAACTTTATTTGTTATTTGTGGAACAATTGATGCAAATTTATTTTTTAGATGCGTAGCCTCTTTAATTATAAACTCTCGTAATCCCTTAGTACTGCTAATGTTATTTATATATTCCTTGAGTATAAGCTTTTGTCTTGCACCCAATCTAGTATATTTCTCATTGAACTTATCTAGCATTAATTTGTATGCAAGTAAGCGGATTTCCTCATCTTGTCTCTTGTACTCTTCAACAACTAACTGAGTTTCGTCAGGTACTTTATGGACTTGTTTGCGTGTTAGGTGTTCAGTTATTGTGAACCTAGCATCTACACTCTGTGTTGGATTGCTAAAGGATATGCCTTCAAATAAATTATAAATGGAGGCGTAGATGCGATACTCGCTGATATTCGTTTCGAAAAAAGCTTTTAAGTCGTAGTTGTGCTTAATCTCCTTAACAATATTATATTTCTCTTTAGCTAATGCGGCTTTGTCAACTCTATTTCGTAGTTGAAGAATCGTTTCTATTAACGCATCAGCCTTCTCTTTTCCTTTATACTTTTCTTTAATAAGAGTTTGATATAATACTAACTCCTTAGCTAATTGTGTAGTTGGCTTAAAGAATTCTTTGAGGATCTTTAGTGCTGGGGATGGGTCTTTGCCACTTATTACGTCGGCAGTTACCTGTCTTGTTAATAATTCAAACAAGATAATCGTATTCTTGATCTTAGAATGACTAGTCTTCTTCATCTATTATATAAATATGTTACTCCTCCGGAATAATGTTATTTTCGTCTAATAATGTATTCTTATCTTTGTTTTCTACTAAAAGATCGCCGATAGACGTTTGAATCGATCTATTTTTGTAATCTTTTATTATAGACTCCTTCTGCCATAACCTAACCTTCTTCTCTTCTGATACATTTCTGTTTGCCTTATTTCCTAGAGGATCCCATCCTAGTGGATGTTCATGGGTACCATAAGTACCTGGTTCTGTTGGACGACCAGCTCCTGGCCAGCCACCTGGAGGTGCTTGCTCTCTTTCATCATAACCTTTCGGAATATTATTCATTCCGCCACCTTTATATAATGAAGCTATATCATGTGGTGTACCAAATGATGTACCAGTCTTAACAGGATCGTTACCTTCTGTTTTAATCTGCTCAAGACGGAATAACATCTTATGGTCACTAACTATGCGGTTTTGCTCTTTCAAATAATCCTCCTCAGTCATTTTGAATACATTTTCATATATCCAATTTCTACTAAAGAGTTTTTTATCAATCATATCGCCTGCAAGCGTTGTTTTCGATGTCCAAAGCTCAATTTTTTCTTTATCGTAGAGTGTTGATGGTGCTGTTAGGTTCAAAGAGAAATCAGCAATCTCAATATCATTAAAGCCTTGGATATATAAGTGAATGATTGCAATTTTGTATAATTCAGATACGATTATCTTTTGTATACGTTCAATTGTTCTTCCAAATCTAAAGTCTTGTGCAGCTAATGTTGATTTACCTGATACATCTTCTTCAAATCCTAAGAATGCTTTTGGTATCTTCAATGCACCTAATAACCTACCTTTCAAGTAGTTTATATCTTCAATAGTCTCATAATTCAAGCCAGTGATAGTGTCTATTTGTGTTCCAGTGTCACCACCACGTACAGGAACATAAAAATCTTCAAGTATATTTTGCATGTTGTACTTGAGATTATAATCACCAGTATTTGGATCTATAAATGGTACTTTCTTCATTTTATCCACCATAGCTTGCATATATGAATCTACTTCATTTGGTGGAATGTTACCAATATCTATTTTAAATACACGCTTATCTGGGGCTCTCATTATACGATGAATTAACATCGCATCTTCCATTAATGTAATTTGTTTCCACACTTTACGACCTGGTTCAATCAACGATCGGCCATATGGTAGGAAGTTGGTATCTGTGAGTAGTCTGAAGTGAGCAATCTCCCAGTTTTCATACTCTTCACCTTTAATCGATGCTATGTGGGATCTTGCACTTAATGCTGAGTAATCTCTCTTGAATCTTACTTTGTGTGGGTTTTCTGGATCGAAGTTCTCTTCACGAATCATTTCGTAGGCTGCAATAGGATCTACTCCAACTACACCAAACTTCTCCGCTACATTGAGTTTCAAAAAGAAGTCACCGTATTTTAGTACGTTGCGTGTCCACGGCCATAAATTAAACTCTACGTTGAGTACTTCATAAAATAAGTTATGCAGTACCTCTTTTACTTTTTCGTTTGACGCTTTTATTTCTAAAATATCACCATACTCATTTGTAGTTGTGCATTCATCAGCATACACATCCAACGCAGAAGATATGATACTATCGGTATCCATAGCTTCGTAGTCTCTAAAGAGCTCTAATCGTGTTGCTAATTGTAGTTGTCCGTGATGAAAACTAAATCCAGGTACATTTGTATATAGTCTAGAAAAGCGGTCAATTCTTCTGTTACTTTCTATATTCCCAGAAGATTGTATTTTGTCAATATCTATGACTTTAAGCTGATTGCCACCTAAATTGCGTATAATTACGTCAGTTGAGAATAGCTTACGCAGTCTATTAAAAACAGAACCAGGTTTGTATTCTGGTAACCCACTTTCTTCGTTTGAAAATTCAGCCATATATGTTTTTTATAAATATGGAATATTATAGTAACCACGTTATGTCGTGATCAACTCCATCGATATTTTGTTTCCAGGGGTTGTTGTTTACAACTCTTTGTGTACCTGAGTAGAGACTTATTGTATTTTTTATACCATTAACTGCCATTTTGCTTAATTCGATCCCAGCTTGTCTTAGCTTTAGTGCTGTGTCACGTACCCATAAACCTTGTGCCCAGCTCATCACCAAATCGTCATTATATCCTTGTGCAGCCTCAGCTCTAGCGTTTTTCCATACAAATACAAGGAGTTCATCCATAAGTCTTCTACTCCTTATTATACACCCTTTTTCTCGCATATACAACTCTAATTTACTAATAGCCAGCGGTCTAATCTTACTACTTAGTGTAAACCCTGCAACCATGTCGCTTTTGTTGGCTACATCATATCCTTTCGTAAGGTATGTATCTGAGTCAAATACGTTTTCTTTATAGGAATAGTAGATATTTTTATAATCTCTTTCCATTACTTGTTGGATTGTTGCCCATCCAACATTAGCATTTTCAATTACAAGCAATGCGTCATTATACTCAGTTGCAACACTGACAAGCATATTTCCAAAGTCTCTGGTTGTTAGTTGGCCTTTGTATTCAGCTACCTGTATTGCACTCTCTACATCTATAACGTGAAAGGCTGAGTAGTCGGATCCATCCCCACGAGCAACGTCGGCTGTGACTATGTAATCTCTTGTGTATGATGGTCTTTCCCAAACCCATATATTGTTGTCGAATCCTCTTTTTTCAATTGGATCTTGAGTATAGGTTTGTAGGTAGTATTGTAATATATCAGGCATTATGACTGTATTACCTGATGTTGAAAAGTCGCAATCACATTCCTGTGCTGCTAATCTTATACCTAATTCTACGTCTTGTTTATCTCGCCAAGATTGATCTCGTTCTGGATGAACTTGCCATGGTAGTCTTATTGTGTTAAATGTATTTTCTCCTGACTCGGCTTTCACCCACATCTTATGGAAAAAATTACCAGTACCATTTGGGGTACTTAATAATACTGCTCTACCACCAGTAGACAGTGTTTGTTGCAATGATGCCCACAACTCCTCTGCATTATCAACGAAAGCTGCCTCATCTATAATTACTAATGATAGCGCTTCTGAACGACCTGATGTTCCAGTTGATGCTACTGCTTTGATTTGAGATCCATTGCTTAGTCTAAGCGATAGTTTATTATCTTCCGCAGTCTTTAACTTAAGCCAACTTGGTAAGTTCTCATACATTACTCGAACCTTAGTTACAAGGTTCTTTGATGTTGTTTGATCAATCGCAACTACTAGGATATTTTTATCATTATGAAATAGGATAGTCCATAATGAATAGCCAGCTATTAGTGTTGATATACCTAGCTGACGACTTTTTAGAATGATGTTACGATCGTGATCTTGGAATTGTTGTAATGCATCCTCTTGAAAAGGATATAGTTGAAACTGTATTTTCCCTCGAGTCGGGTGCTGTATCATGCAGTACTTTTTCATAAAGTAGACTGCTGACGTAGCGCATTTTACATACTCCTCTCTTATTAACTGCTTAATTGGTTTTTGTGCACTACTACCATTAGACATACTAAAACTTAATTATATTATATTGTAAACCCAATCCTACACCTACGACGGGACGTTGATTTATGAAGTCGTAGGTAATTTGTATACTTGGACCAAAACCAAAATGTTTCTTTTTAGGTATTGGCTCTTTGTCTAGATTGGCTCCTATTATATTTACTATTTTTAGACTTGTGTCGCTTGGTATTACAAATATATTCCGAGTGCCATCCGATTCTTTTTTAATACCTACAGTTAATCCAAATCGAACTTCATCTTTAAATATTTTTGTAAAGCCTGGTAGGATCTCAACTTTGCCGGGAACTTCTTTTTCGTTTGGTGTTTGTGTAACTCTAAAGCTTGATACACCTTCAAGTAATCTACTTTCTGTTTTATATCCAAACTTTAAACCAAGAGAACCATCTTCTAATACCGTTAAGTCATTACTCAGGTTCAAAGTTGCTCCAACGTATTGTACATCTGTTTTTATTATAACCTCAGGCTTTCCACCTTTAACTTTATCCAACTCTTTTTTGAGATCAGCATTAAGTTTCTCTAGTGTTTCTTTGTCTGTGAATAGGATGGCTTTTTGATATTGTAATTGACCATTTCTTAACTTCACTTCTGATAGGGTATCTGTAAGGGCTGCTATGTTTTGTTTATTCATTTGTTCGGCGTAAGCAGCATCTTTGCAGCCCTTACCTAATAAAGCAAGTAACACTAGGAGTCCTAGTGTCACAGCTGTACTATAATAAACAATTAATTGATTTTTCACTGAATTAAGTTATTTTTTGTTGCTCTAAGCACACTCATAATTCCATCTTTATCTAATCCAAAGCCACCAACAATCTTAGTAACAACGTTTGTAATGTTGTCCACATCATCACTTTCTGGAATCTCTTTGAGTTTTGAAAGATACTTGCTTGTTAACTTAGTCATCATTGCACCATAATCCTCATCATCAGTAGGCTCTTCTTCCTCAGGTTCCTCTTCAGGTTCTTCCTCAGTTGGCTCTTCTTCTGGTTCCTCTTCAGGCATTTCCTCTTCTGCTTCTAGAATTCGTTTGATTACACGACGTATTTCTTCGCGAAGTATTTGTTCTTTCCTTTTCATTATTTTAGTGTTAGTAGGTATTTCAATTTATTAATAGCTTGCAACATTTCATCTCTAATATTTAGTAGATCTGTGTCAGCTGCAGAGTCAAGTTGATTTGTTAGTCCTAATAGGAATTGTGTGGCATCATTTAAAAAGGATGGTATATCTATTTGATCCATATCTTTTAGTACTACACCATTGGTTTGTCCCAATTTAACTCGCCCATACTTACCCATATAAGCCTCAACAAAAGCATCAATAAGATCGTCTAGGCTGTCGTAAATACCACCATACGCTTGGTGTCTAGCGTAGTGGTTTGTCTGCCAGTGAAATATTCGAAACTGCTGCTGCAGTTGTATGAACATAGCTACAAAACTAGTCTTCATCGTTTAAAATTTCTTTAAGTTTGATTGTTGGTTTATCTAGCATAGTATCAAACTTATTACCATACTTCTTTTTAATGTAGGATTTATTTTCCTTTTCAGTAGCCCTAGTTCTTTTTTCAGCTTCCTTTTCTGTTGTGGACTTTGTTTTCTTCTTTTTATTTGGCTCAATCTTTTTTTCAGCCAATACCTCACGAACAGACTCTGCGATAAGTTCTCTTAGTTTTGATATTTTTTTCATCGTATTTTCGTTAGCGTTGATATGTAGTGCCGCTATTTGTTTTTTTGCTTTTTCTTTAGTCATCGGTTCTTTTGAAAAGCTTTTTGAAGTACCTTTCTTAAAAACCTTGTATACTGCGCCTTCTCCTTTTTTAACTTTTTTTATTTGATAGGGCATAGTCCTTTATTTATAAATAGTTGCATTTTTTTCTTACCACTTTCTACATGACCAGTATCTTGGTTTTGTTCTCGGACCTGGTGTTGCACAGCGGTGTCTTGCTCTAAACGATCTACGTCTTGCCGGATTGCTCTTTTTGATTTTCATATTGGGATCACCAAAATTAACTTTAACTACATTTCCAGCTGGATTCTTGACGTATACTTTGAACTTTTTTACGTCTCCACGCATAGGTTTACCTAATTTAACTTTGCGGCCTCTGTATTCGGCTTCCATTAAAGTCATCTTGCCAGCTTTAATATCTTCCATTAAAGCAATGGCGCATTCATTACAGATTGATATGTGTTCCATAGATTCTTTTGGTTTATTTCCCCAATTAGCAGCTCCAACCTTTCTACACTTTGATAGTGCTAATGATGCAACTGCAGACGGCCAGACTTTGTATCTAGCTTTTACTTTATGATAGCAGGCATCTCTTTTTGCTTCTTCTTCCAAGAAACTCTCAGCTTTGGGAGTTCTCTTACCCATTCCCACTCTACGCTTTTGTGCTACTAGTGCCTTCTTTTCTTTTTTATCAAACGCTTTCCAAGTTTTAGGTGTATCTTTTGATACTTTTTTACTTGGCCGACATTTTTTTACACCTTTAGTTTTTGAACTACCACAAGGATTACCATTTTGATCAACCCATTTTTCTTTTACCCAACGGCGTAGATCCTCATCTAACAACTCTTGTAGTTTAATTGCGCTCATTTTACTTTTTCTGTAAGTGATTGAATAAAATACCACCTATAGTTGCAGATATAATTTGCATTTGATTAGTTTGTGTGGTATCTAACTTGTGCTTCTTTTTAGTGTAATCAATTCCTAAACAACCTATAAGTTTTCCACTTATATTATGTACAGCAAAAATATACTGACTTTTAATATCAAAGTCTTCGGCTATATATTGCATTCCGTAATTTTGTATGTGGGGATCGTGAAAATCTGAGATCGCAACATATCCTTTGTTTGTAACATCTTTTAAGACTTTACTAAATAAATTTACTGGAATGTTCTGGTAATATGCCTGCACGGATTCGGTTTCTGGCGAGGTCACCTCATAAAACATACTATACTTTTGTATTGATTTTCCTGTTGGATAAAAGTGACCACCGTTGTGAAACTGAATAAGCCAGGCTCTATCACATTTCATATTAATTACTAAATCGTCCAACTTATCAACCACAGAAGTAGCCACTTCCAACTCTTCCTTAATTGGATCTTTTTTTTCCTTGCGCTTTTCTAGCCAATCTCTAACTAACATAACCACAATTGGTCCTACTACACCCGTTAGGAAGGCTACAAGTAAGTTAATGTGTATCTGTGTCATTTTCGTTTTGTTTAAGTTTCTCTATATACTCAGTAACCATAGATGAAACTTTCTTTCTATCTTCTCCGACCCAAGCTTCTACAACACCATCTTCAGTAACGTGTTTTCTACTCACATCTTCTTTTATGAAGTCTTGCAGATAATCAATTAGATCTTTATTGAAACTTTTTTTGTTTGCGTTTTTTCTTTTTTCCAAATATTCTTCCCACTTACCTTGCTTCATTATTTCATGCTCTAAGTCAATCACACAATTAAAACAAACTCTGTGAGTGTCCCATGATTGTTGATTTAAGTAATGATTCATAGACTTTGAACATTGTGGGCATACTAGTGGTGCTAAGAAATACTTACGTGTATCTTCCATTTTGTTTATGGTACGTTTTACACCATTTTTAATAGTCCACGTTTTACCACTTTCTACCCAAACATCTCCTTCAAAATGTTTAATTGACTTTTTATTTTCACCTGCGAAATGTAACATATTATAACTTGTATTTTGTAAATAAATTTTGTAATCGATCGTTAAATTCCTTGAAAGCTTGAGTTATCTCTGATTTAACTTTATTTGAGTATGCCTCCGCTTGTTCCTTTGATTGTAATGTTTTTGCAAAAACTTTGCCACCAGTTGAGGATATTGTGATTTCCATTTTTAAATCTACACCAGGCATAGCTTGACTCTCTCTTTCAACTTCATGCTCAAAGTGCAATCTCAGGTTTAGAGCTGGTGCTGTGGCTACAATCTCTTTTTCTTCTGTTAGATTTTCTTTTACACCAAAGCCACTTTGTAGTCCTTGTGTTAAAAATTTTCCAGTAATCTTAAATGGATGACCTTTATATATTGCATCATCGTTGATTACAATTCCTTCATGCTTTTCTAGATCTCCAATCTCGCTGGTTGCATTGTTTAAAATCTCATCACCTAATTTCACAATTGCTGTATATACAACGCTATCATTAATTACTTTTTGCAGGTCTAGATTTGGAAAATCCTGAGCTATATTTTTGCTATCAATTGCTTTTATATATTGCTGACGTGTAATTAGTGGTGTTTGAAATTTCACATCCTTTAGCCAATCTCCTAATGTTTTTTCAACCGCAGTGCCTTGTGGATAAAGCGTTATCTTTTCAGATAATGGTCTTTGTAGGTTTGGAGTTGCTTTGAATTTAACATCAACTGTACCTAATACTTTAAAGCCATTTTTCTCAGCTACAACATTTAGCTTATTAATATAGTCTTGCATAGCCTGCTTATCGTAGCTTATATTGTTAGCTTCGCGAGACTTTACTCTACCAGTTTTAGGATCTACATTCTTAGGTTTTATTTCTTTTAATCCGTGGATAGCTAAGAAGTTGCCTATATCGCCATATCCAATTACGTTTGTTTGTCCTTCTACGTATTCAATATTTAGTAGGATGTTTGGATTATCTATTAAGCCAAGTCGTTTTAACTCATTTCCTGTGGATGGAATTGCGTCGTTGAAGATTTTTAATACTTTACCACCTATCTTTATGAAGCCATGCTCTTGTCCATCTTTGGCTGGAAAGCGTGTTGGTAGGTCTGCCGTCGTAATTCCCTTAATATCTAAATCGCTTGCAGATCCTCTATCCATTGCAAACTCACGTTTACCATTAATATCGGCTAATCTTACCGATGCATTCACTCCATCTATTTTTACACTAGTACCACCTCTTTTTATAGACTCAATTGATTTTTTGAATACATTAATCAATCCTTCTCCAGTATTAGTAAAGTCAAAGGGGTGAGCCATATGACCTCCAGCACCACCCTCAGATAGCATACCCTTTGCAGCTTTTTTAATTTTTGGTGCTAGGTAAAGTCCCAACGCTACTATAGAGCCTCCAGGTATAGCTGCTATTCCTACTGCTTTGAGTGTTGTTATTAGTGCAGCTTTTTCTTCAGCATTTAGCTTTTCTCGACGAACTAGTTTTGATAATCCACTTTTAGCATCACCTCCCTGCTCTTTTGCTTTTTGTATAAATTGCTTAATCTTAGAAGTATCAAAAGCCACCTCCTTTATATTTGTTGGATTTTTTAGTAGTGTATTGGTGACTTTTTCTAACTCATCATCAGATAGGTTGGGGTAGTTTGATTTTATATTCTCAATATCCTTTTTTTGTATATCCCTTCTTAATACACTAGCGCTGATAGATCCATTAAATCCATCGGTTCTATTACTATAGTTAAGTGGAGTTACATCTACTGGTAATTTCACAGCCATTACTCCTTGTGGAATGAATCGACCATCTTTAGTACCTTGTTTTTTGTATTTTTCATTGATAGCTTGAACAAACAAGTCTGACCTTTTGGCATCATCACCTTTGCTACTTGCTGCCATTGCAAGTTTGGCTTTTGAGTTTTTAGACAATCTCAAAGCATACTCATAAGCAGCTTGCATTGGGTTATCGAAGTTTACTGGAATTACTTTTATTTTTGAGTTTGTAGCTAGAATATTCCAGATTTTTATAGATTCCTCTCTGGTAATTCCTTCACGCTCAACCGGTCCTACCATTACCAACACCTCTTTTACATCTTGTCTTTCTGCATATTTATCTGCTAATTGAAGATGTCCAGCGTGTGGTGGTTTAAATCCTCCTGGAAGGAGTACAGTGATGCCTTGCTCCTCTAGCAAGATACTTTCTACTAGATATTTAACTAAATCGTTCATTGCTTATAAATAGTTGAGCTTTTGTGTATTATTGCCGTTAGCTCATTTACTTTTGCTTGTAATTTATTTACTTTTTCTATTAACCCAACAATTAAATCACTAATAGACTTATCCTTTATTG